AATGATGTCTGGGAAATTGTCAGCCCCATCTTTAGACAATGATGAGCACGACCGAAAGGCCGTGCTTTTTTGTGAGCATTAAAAAGTTCCCTCATTCAACCGTCTTTGCAACTCTTTCACCACAAGCGATGTCGGCCGACTAATTTTTCCGTCTACCGGAGTTCCCAAGTACCGTTGTAATTTTCGCACTATCTCCGGACCCAATTTCCCGTCAACCTTAGCTCCAATCTTTTTCTGCAGCGCTCGAATTACCATGCTGCCTTTATCACCAAAAGTAATGCCGGAATAAATAGCCTTTGTTACATCATTTTTCGGTTGACTGCTAATTACTCCATCTACTACCGTTCCTAACGCTTTTTGCAGTGCTTTTGTAGTTTCACTTCCCCATTTTCCGTCAATTGTGAGATTTGTTTTATTTTTTGTTTGTGTTTGTTGTTTATAGGATGGCGTGCTTGTTTTAACATTCGTTGTTTTACCGCCATTTAAAAGTAATTTTACACTGTTTTTAAAAGCGGTAAACGCCCCCTCATCTTTTACCCACGGCGCCGGACAGTTTTTATGGGTAACGTCATAATGACGTACCACATCATTAATCGGATCCAATTGATATTTTTCGCAAAGATAAGCCACAATTTGAGCTGCTCTTTTAATCGTTTCAGGATGAAATGTTCCATCTTTTTCAATACACAATTCAACCCCAATTGACCGAAAATTGGCATTTGGTTTTAGTTCTTCAACACCACGATAGGAACCATCGTTTGCATGGTATGCTACTTCATTTAGTGGAATAATTTGATAAGCTTCTGTTTTATCGACGAATATATGTGCAGAAGCATAACGATCTTTTAAGTTTTTGAAATATAAATAATGATTGTATGCACTTGCTCCCGGATTCGCTGTGTAATGCATGACAATTTTTTTTACACTATATAGTTTCAAACCTGGTCTAGAGTATTTGTTTACCGGAATGATTTTTTCAATCCATAAAGACATTTTTGGTCATCTCCTTTTAAAGAATAAAAAGACTGCCGTAACGACAGTCTTAATTCAATCCGTTTTTCTCCAGAACTTCTTTTTGTTTTTGCCCCTTTGCGGTCACATAGTTATTTTTAAACCATGCTACAGCTGCAGCAACAAATGTAATGATAGTTGAGATAACTTCTCCCCAAACTTCTTCTGTTCCTGGAATTGGATTTAAATCAGCTGCGATCAAAAATTGATTGATTAATGCTAAAGCTAAAACAATTGTTCTTACAATCGTTCCTTTATCCAAAATGATCACTCCTTACAGGAATTTTGTTCCTCCCTGTCGAATGTTGTAGACCGGATGGAGGTGAGATTCGTATGTTTAAATATGTTAATGATGGCGGCGAATTTAACATAGCCACTCCTCACGAAATGCCAAAACATGAAATTTTAGAACAAACGGCAAATTTTACGCACAACAGATTTACCTATTCAAACGGTTGGGTTCTTGAAACAATAGTGGAACCTAGTAAAATAACGTTTATTTCTAATGTCGAATTAGTAAAGAAAGAGGATGGCAAGTACCATCCTAAATTTTAGAGTGTATTCCTGCGGGCGTTACGATTAGTTCCGTCATGCCCGCTTTTAAAATAACTTCATCTTTTGTCTGAACAATCTTTGTACTTCCGACCGTTGTTTCAATTCGATCAGCTTGCATTTTATCCATTATTACTCATCTCCTTTTCCAAATTATCAATGCGCTTATGCGCTTGCTTTGAGGATTCTTCAACCCTTGTAATGCGTTCCCCCAATGCAATCATTTGCTTTTCATTCGCCTTCAAATCAATCCGAATGTCATCAACCCCTTTTCGGATGTAGCCCAATTCTGCTTTCAGCTCAGCGCTCTCTTGTGTGTCTGTTTTGACTTCTTTTGTTTTGTTCAGTTGATATGCTTGATAAGTAATTACCAAGCCTAATACAGCAACTACAATCCCGATTTCTACTGTCATGCTTGAACTCCTTTCCAGCAAAAAATAAGCAAAACAAAAACCCTACCTATTCGGCAGGGTTTAATTTTTCATTAATTTTTTGTTTTATCAGAGTAGCCAACGCTGTAACCGATTCATTCCCAACGTATTCTTCTGATGACAAAGGTATAAACCCATTCAGATGTACAGTCCTTTCATCATCATGCCCACTGAAATAAATTTGTACGTTTGATAGCTCCTCATTTTCGTATTGGATGTTAATATTCGTGATTTGGATGTTCATTGTTCATCCTCACCTTCCTCAAATTTTTCACATATATAGTCGTAAGTTTCTGCTTCTTGTCCGCTAAACTCACGATCACAGTTAAAAAGCACTTCTTTGACAGTCTTCAACATGTCTTGTTTGCTTGCCCCTTCAATAACAAACACCTCTTCATCCAGTTCTTTTTTGTCTTTGATAAATGCGTCAACGTCTTTAACATCCCATTGAGTGCCGTTATTTTTAGTTTTCGGCTCCCCATTTTCATCCAAATGGCAATGTTCTTTTAGAAGTTGTTTGAAATCTTGTTGATATTCTTCCAATTGAGCGTTTAGCAGTTTAATAAATTTTGTACGATACCGGGATTGCTTTCCTCGTAACGGTAAGTCGTATAAAAGATTAATCACCTGCGCCAACTTTCCATTTTCGATTTTCACGAACATCTTTACCATCTCCTTACCTAGATTGATAACCTTCAATAATTACCATAATCTGAATCAAACTGGAATTTCGCTGATCTTTTATTGCAGAATCACTTTTCACAAAAAATTCGTTATAGCCCGGATCAACTAGAGAAGTGATTCCACCTCCAATAACTTGTATTCGACTTACCGTGCCCTCAACTTGCGGGTCCCATCGAATTTTACCCCACACGGTACTAGAAATGTCTGTTGCAGAGCCTGAGCGAACAACAATGCCGTAATTGTCACTAGCAAAAGGCATATCAAAAAATTGATTCGTAATATCGTTGATTTTAAAGAGTTTGATATATCTGGTGTGATAGTATCCGGTAGTAATACCCGGATGACCTGAAATATAAATTGGCATCGAATAAACGTAAATAGCCGCGTTGGTAACAGTGAAATTGACCGGTATACGGAAACGGATATACGCCTGCTCATATTGGCCAACCCCTCCATAATCCCACCATCCGCATCTTTGCCAGCCGTTCACATCGCCGCTGGAAAGGAATGCGAATGACGAAATCAGCCCGTTTTTAGTAATAATGGGTTGTCCGCCTGACCCTACCAACCCGTCTCTGCTGGCTCGGAAAATTACGGAATTATCGGCCCCCAACACTTCTAGCGACCCGTTATTTCCCGAACCGCCAAGAGTGGCTGTTCCGCCGCGCAATTTGTCGAATGTCAGGCTTTCGATATGCGCTGTTTTGATAACGCCGTTTGCAATGTTAGTGGTTCCATCAATAGTGACTTTGTTGCCGGAAATCCTAATTCCTTCGGAGCTTACGTTAATCGCCGAAATAACACCGTCTTTGTTTACTTTCAAGTCGATTTCGTCCGATAAAAGATTAATAGTCGATTCAGCACTGCTAATACGATTCGCCAACGTATCAACAGTCGTCTGATTCGCCTTGAGTTGTATTTGATTTGACATCTGCGTTATAGATGTTTCGGCACTTGATACACGTGTTCCGAGACCGTCGATTTGACCTTGCACGTCCTCCGGCGCAGGCGTCCAGTCAGTGGCGCGGTTTCCTCTTTCAATTTTAACGTTTTTGATATCTACCTTTACTCCAGTTGTATTGCCTGCTACAGACGCGCTGCTCCGAAACGATATTGTTTCTGTAGAATCAATATGTTCTTGAGTAACTTTTATTGTATATGAATACCTTTTCCAATCATTTGTAACTTGGAATACTGGCGAAAACGGCTGAATTCCTGCACTACTATGTCTAAAATACGAATCTAAATATCCCGTTACACCACTTTCGGATGTTCTGGCATCAAACGATACAGTTATGTCTTCGTCTAAAATAAATAAAGATTTATCAAAGGGATATCCTATGATACCTCCGTTAGTGTTCTTCATAATATGACTATTTCTTAATAAGTTTCTCCCGCCGATTCGCAAACTCTCAAACTCCGTCCTGCTTACCTTCGTCGCAATCTCCCCAGCTTGCACACTCAATTCTGCATTCAATTGAGAGATTTGCTGATTGACGGTACTAAATTGACCGTCTATCTGCGTTTTTGTATATACGTCCGTTGCGTTGGCTTTGAGAGCAATTTGGTTCGATAACTGCGAAATGCTTGTTTCGGCGTTGGACATTTTTGTTTGTAGTTGGGATATATTGTTGTTGATTGTTGTCTTGTCCTGCTGATATGTCGTGCTGCTGACTTTCGTTGCAATTTCATTTTCATTCTGTGTTATGCGTGATTCAGCACTGTTTAGTCGAGTGACAACACCGTTCATGTCTGTCGTGTACTGCGTGACGGATACTTTGCTGTTCAATGCGTTGTCGACTTC